AGGAGATAGAGCCGTTGGCTTGGAATGGAAAAGGGTCAAGAAAGAATGGTGGGAACTACGTTGGTATGGACCTTATTTAACTCCCGAAGAAATGAAACAATGTGAAGAAGATTGGAGCGATCAAAATTTAAAAGTAGTTCCAGACGATAATGAGGGGAGATATAGAAATAAATACACAATTAAAAATTCGGCTGCCTCGACTTTATCTTGGATAGATTGATGAGCAAAAGTCAAAGTAGAAAAGTCAGTCAAACGCAACACAAAAGAAACAGAAGAAAATATTTCAACGAGAAAAAAATGAGTCTCGGTTGTCAGTTTGTTCTTTTCAATTTGTTTGGGTATGAAGTTCGATGTGGATATAACGAGGATCCATTTTATTTAGAGTGGCATCATCCCAGGCCCAAAGAAAAATTTACTTGCAATAATGGTAAAAGAATATCAGTTGCAGAAATGATATCAAGAGGAATTAGCAAGAATGCAATTGAAGAAGAAATAAAAAAATGTGTTGTTTTATGCAGAAGACATCATGCAGAAGTAGAGATGAAAAAAGACAAGACTTGACAATTAATCACAAGTGTGTATAATAAAAAATCATTTTAACAACAAACGGAGGTAATAAAATGACAAAATTTCTAGACGATAGATTAGGAGAAATATTTCAAACTCCTAAACCTAAAAGAAAGAAAAAGCCTAAGACTATCCCAATTAGTAAAGATAAAAAAACTCAAAAGATATATAAAGATCTTACTGATTTTATGGCTAAAGAACTAAAAGGTCTCTAAGGTCTAATGAAATTTAAATATAAAACAAAGCCATATCAACATCAAGAAGATGCTTTGGTGCGTAGTTTCGATAAACGGAACTACGCATACTTCATGGAGATGGGATGTGGCAAGTCTAAAGTTCTGCTCGACAACATGGCATGGCTTAGACTCCAAAACAAAATAGACTCTGCAATTATAGTGGCTCCCAAGGGAGTCTATAGAAATTGGGAATTGACAGAGATTCCGAAACACTTTTTGAATGAAGTTGAACACGAGGTTTTTACCTGGAGAGCAAATCCAAACAAAAGTCAAAAGGATGATTTAGTTCGTGCAACAAAAGACAGATCAAAGTTTAGAATACTTTTAATCAATGTCGAAGGTTTTGCTACACCAAAAGTCAAAAGATATACTGATGCTTTTATAAGAAATTCAAACTTTTTATTGGCAGTAGATGAATCAACAACGATAAAGAATCATCAAGCAAAAAGAACTAAGGCATTGATTAGTCTTGGCAAACAAGCAAGTTACAAAAGAATATTGACGGGATCTCCCGTCACAAGATCGCCAATGGATTTGTTTTCTCAATGTTTATTTATGAGTCAAGATTTATTGGGGTTTGATTCTTATTGGTCTTTCCAAGGTCGATATGCAGTAACAAGAAGACAAAAGATGGGTGCTCACTCTTTTAATCAAGTCATTGGATATAGAAATCTGGATGAACTAGCACAAAGATTAAAAACATTTTCATTTAGAGTTACAAAAGAAAAAGTTTTAAAAGATGTGCCACCAAAAATTTATACAACTAGACAAGTTAATTTATCAACAGAACAACTTCAACACTATCAATCAATGAAGAAAAATGCATTGACAGTGGTCAATGATGAGTTGGTAAGTGCAACTGAAGTCATGACACAACTAATAAAGCTGCAACAGTTACTTTGTGGTTTTATTGTAACCAACGATGGCAAAACAATAGAAGTTAAAAACAACAGAATAACTTGTATGTTGGATGCTATCGAAGAGATGAGTGGTAAGGTTATAATCTGGGCAAGATTCAGACATGACATAATTAGTATTACAAATGCCCTTAGAAAAAAATATGGACATGCATCTACTGTTAATTATTTCGGAGATACTTCTGAAAAAGACAGACAAGATGCAATCTTAGGAATTGAAAACGATCCTAAAGTAAGATTCTTTGTTGCGAATCCACAAACGGGAGGCAGAGGCTTGACTTTGATTCAAGCAACAAATGTAATCTATTATTCTAATGATTTTGACTTAGAAAAACGGATTCAGTCTGAAGATCGTAATCATAGATCGGGTCAAAAGAATCAAGTCGTCTATGTTGACTTGATAGCTAAAGGCACGATTGACGAGTATATCGTGAAAGTTTTACAGAATAAAATTGTCTTAGCAGGTAAAGCATTGAATGAAGAAGCTAAAAAATGGTTACAAGTTTCTCCAAAAAAAGATGATTAATTGCTGAAAATTACTACAACATGGTATATATAATAAGTACCCATAAAAAATAACAAGGAGCATAACGTGCAAAAATACAGAACAGTGGCTATCCCAATCGAAATTTTTGAAGAATTAAAAGAGATAGCAGAGAAAGAAGGAAGATCATACGCAAGACAAATTTCTTGGATGATAAAAAATTATTTTAATAAAGATATTGACAATTAATTGCAAATGATTATCTTAAAAATATCCTTAAAGATTGGATATTAAAAAATATTCTCGGCAGTTTGTCACGGAGCTGCCGAGAGTAAAAAAAGCCGAAGGGCATAACTTTAACAAAGGAGGTTCAATTATGAACGAGTTATTTGAAACGATGGTTGCAGATGCGAGTGCGTTTGATGAAGTTAACGCAAAAAAGGGAGGCGAATTATCCTCTCTAATTCGTAACAGTCAACAACTTTCAAATCAAATCAAAGAAGCCGAGCAGCATCTTAAAGATCTCAAGGCAATGAGACATAAGGTAGACACAGAATCTATTCCTGCATTAATGCAAGAAATGGGTATGGACTCTATTACAGTTGATGGTAATAAAGTTCAGTTGAAACCTTTTGTTCATGCAAGCATTCCTCAAGATCGAAAAGGTGAAGCTTATGATTGGTTAAGATCAATAGGCGAAAGTGACATCATCAAGAACGATGTTGTCGTTAGTTTTAGCATGGGCGAAGACAACCTGGCTAAATCTGTTATTGCCGATCTCGAAGAGAAAGGTGTTAATCCAAGTTCAAAGACACATATACATCCAATGACTTTGAAATCTTGGTTATCGGATCGTATCAAAGATGGAAAAGATGTAGATCTTGAAATGTTTGGTGCATACGTTGGTACAACTGCTACATTTAGAAAGGTATAATTATGAAAACACAAGTAGTAGAGAAAAAAGAAGCAGGTCTACCTGCAAATTTGATAAGTGAAATGGCAACCGATTCTGGCTTGGGACTATCTAATGTGACGGCAGATGATATGCAGATTCCTTTTTTAAGGATTCTACAAGCACTGTCTCCACAGTTAGGTAAAACTAATTCGGATTACATAAAAGGTGCAGAACAAGGAGATATATTCAATACTGTTACCCATCAAGTATGGAAAGCAGAAGAAGGTCTTGTTGTTGTACCTTGCTATTTTGAGCAAAAATTACTTGAGTTTGTTCCAAGATCTCAAGGTGGTGGTTTTGTGCAAGAGTTATCGAAGGATCATCCAGATGTTTTAAATGTCAAAAGAGACAAAGAAACTAATATGGATATATTACCTAGTGGTAATGAACTTGTAAGAACGGGTCAACATTACGTTAAAATTCTCAATGAGGAACTTGGTATGTTAGAACCTGCCATCATAGACATGAAGAAGACTCAAATTAGAAGATCAAAGATTTGGGTTACACAGATGTCCATGCAAACTATAAAGTTAGCAGATGGTACATCAAAACCTGCTCCTATGTTTGCCAATAAATGGAGACTGAAAACAGTAGCCGATGGTAATGACAAAGGATCTTGGTATTCCTGGCAGATAGAAAAAGTCGGGATGGTAGATTCTCTTGACATGTATAATGAGTGTAAAGAGTTTCATAATAGTGTTGCAAGTGGAGAGATCAAAGGAACGGCAGTAGCCGATGAGATTGATCAATCTCCTACTACGAATACAGACGAAATACCATTCTAACTTTTAACGATTTCGGGTAGAGTTCCTCCAACAATCATTTTTGCTCTACCCGAAAACCATTTGTGAGGAATAAAAATGGACAATGGTCAAAGGTTTATGGATGCTTTTCAAGGTTTCTCTGAGGCTCATGGAGAAACAAAGATCTCTCAAGAAAGAAGACAAGGAAAACAAGCAGCCAACTCCTATATTAAAAGAACACCTTTAACATTAGAGCTTATCAACGATCATCTTAACGGTGGACTTGGTGTTGGTTCTATACCTATTAATGAAGAAAACAACTGTAAGTTTGGTGCATTAGATATTGATACATATCCGATTGACCATCTTTCTTTAGATAAAAAATTAAGAAAACTTAAAATACCATGCATCGTTTGTAGAAGTAAAAGTGGTGGAGCACACATATTTTTCTTTTTAACAGATTGGATGAATGCAGGTGAATTTAGAGATAAAGCATCAGAGATTGCCTCTGTAATTGGTTTTGGTAATTGTGAGATATTTCCAAAACAAGAGCAGATATTAGTAGAAAGAGGGGACGTAGGTAACTTTATAAACTTACCTTATCATGACAAAGATCAGACTATGAGGTATGCCTTCAAAGAAAATGGGGAGGTTGCTACCTTTGAACAATTTTTAGATTTGGTTGATGAAAGAAAAGTAAAACCAAATGATTTTTTTAAACTACAAGTAGGATCAAAAAAGACAGAACCTTTTCCAGAAGGTCCACCTTGTTTAAATGTTATGGCATTAAACGGCATTGGAGAGGGAGCAAGGAACATGTCTTTGTTTAACTATGGTGCAATGTTTAAAAAAATGGATCCCGATAATTGGAAGGCGCTGCTAGAAAAATTTAATATTGATTATTGTACAAGTCCCGTATCGGCACAAGAGATAGTTCAGATACAAGGTCAGTTAGAGAAGAAAGAATATTTTTATACATGTGGGCAAGAGCCTATCAAATCACATTGTAATAAATCTTTATGTAAAAGAAGGAAATATGGCATTGGTGCAAATGTGGATGCCGTAGAAATAACAGGTATATCTATTGTTAAATCAGAACCAAGAGTGTTCTTTGCAGACTTGGATGGTAGACGATTAGAGCTAACAAGTTTTGATTTGCAATCACAATCCAAGTTTCAAATAGCATGTCTTGAGCAACAAAATTTTATGCCTCCAAAAGTAAGAGAGAGCGATTGGCAAGTGTTAATTAATGGATTGTTAGCAGAGGCAAACGAGATTGAAGTTCCAGAAGAATTAACTTACAAAGGACATTTTAATCAACTGCTTGAGTCTTTCTGTTATGGACGAGTACAAGCACAATCCGCAGAAGAACTTCTTATTGGTAAACCATGGATTATGGAGGGATTAGTCTATTTTAAAATAGATTCATTTATAGAATTTTTAAGGCAAAAAGGTTTTACACATTATTCTAAGGGTCAGATTCAAGAGAGAATTAAAGAAATAAACAATGGAGATAAGTGTAGTGAGGGAAAATCTTTTAAAACAACTGATGGAAAATGGAAAACTATTCGTGTCTGGTGGGTTCCCGAAGTAAAAGAGGATGTTGAAATACCTAAAGTAGAATTTGAAGAGGAGGTTCCGTTCTAATGAAAGAAACAGCAATATATGGTCCACCTGGTACGGGCAAAACTACAAAACTGTTAAGTATTATAGAAGAAGCTATTGCAGATGGAGTTGATCCACAAAGAATAGCTTTTTTATCTTTTACAAGAAAAGCTGCACAAGAAGCAGTTGATAGAGCTTGTGTTAAATTTAACTTGGATCAAAAATATTTTCCTCACTTTAGAACACTACACTCTCTTGCTTTTCATTGGGTTGGAATGAAAAGAGAAGATGTAGTTAAACCACCAGACATGAGGTTTTTAGGCAAGAAGCTTGGAGTTGTTTTTCAAAAAGAAGAGAAAATAAACATAGAAGAAGGAGACATGTTTACACCTGGATCAAGTGATGGAGATAAATATTTTTATGTGTACAATATGTCTAGATTAAAAGGCACTGATCTTATGAAAGAGTTTGATTCTTTTGGGGATATGTCCTTGAAAAGAGCATACATGCCTACTGTTGCAGAGGCATATCAAGACTTTAAAAATAAAAATTTTAAATTAGATTTTACAGACATGTTACTTAAATTTTTAGAACAAGGAACTGGTCCTGACTTAGATTTATTAATTATAGATGAGGCACAAGACTTGGTTCCTATTCAATGGAGAATGGTCAAGGAGTGTTTGTTACCTAATGCTAAAAAGGCTTATTATGCTGGGGATGACGATCAATGTATTTTCAATTGGGCAGGTGCAAATGTAAATCATTTTTTAAACTGTGCAAAAGACTCTATTGTATTAGATCAATCTTATAGAGTTCCATACACTGTCTGGTCTGTTGCAAAGAATATAATAAGAAAAGTTAAAACAAGAAAACAAAAAGAATATAAGCCAAAGGAAGAAGAGGGCAGTGTTTCTTATTATTATAATGCTATGGATATAAATTTTAGCAAAGGAGAATGGTATGTGTTAGCGAGAACAAACAGAATACTTTCTGATATAGGAAATAAACTACAAGACGAAGGATACATGTTCTGGAGGGAAGGATCTGGATGGTCTGTGTCTGAACAGTTAATTAACAGTATAGAGGTGTGGATACAATTATGCAAAGATCAAAGTTTAAGTGTACAAAATTGGGTAGAGTTTTCGAAAAGAACAAAAAAGGGAATAATAGAATATGGTGGAAAAAGAAAGATAGAGCAACTAGACCAAAGCAGAACATATACTTTGGACGATTTATTAAACAGCGAGTTGGGATCTCTTTTAAATTTGAAAAAAGAAATGATGTGGTACGATGTCCTAGGTATGACGGATCAACAACGAATATATATTACTTCAGCAAGAAGAAGAGGGGAGAGAATACTAACGAATAAACCTAGAATTCGTTTATCAACAATACATAAAGCGAAAGGTGGAGAGGCAGACAATGTGGCATTACTTCTTGACTGTCCTAAGTTAATAAAGGAAAAAGGAGACGAAGATAGTGAGCATAGAGTATTTTATGTGGGAGCAACTCGTGCTCGTAAGTCCCTCCATATAGTTGAAAGTAAAAATGAAAGTGGATATAAAATATGAAAAAAGATAACAAGGAAGACATTAATTTAAACAATGAACTTGGATATATAAACGGAAAAGAAATACTTAATTTCTTTGGAGTAAGTTCAGAAACAATAAAAACATGGATGGATAATAAAGGTTTTCCAGATCCCATTTCAATAACACCAAAAACAAGATTATGGAAATGTTCTGAAATCAAGGAGTGGATAGATGAAAAAAGATAGAAAACATTTTCTAGACGAGGCAGAAAAATTAATTAACGGACCAAGGGCAAAGGAGTATGGACCTGCAAAATTTAATCACGAAAGAATAGCTAAGATATGGTCTGTTATACTTGCAAGAGAAGTTACGGCAGAAGAAGTTGTTGCTTGTATGATAGGTGTTAAATTGGCTAGACTAGCAGAGACTTTAAATCATGATGATAGTTGGGTGGATATCATTGGATACGCGGCTCTTGGAGGCGAAATAATTAATGACAAATAAAGAACACCAATATCATTTTATCGATCAAGATATAAAAGATTTATCCTGGGGGAATATAGACTTTGATTGGTCTCCCCCAAGTGATTTTCCAGACTTAACAAAAGCACCTCGTATAGCCGTTGATTTAGAAACAAGAGATCCAAACCTACTAAAACTAGGGCCTGGGTGGTGCAGAAAAGATGGATATATAATTGGTATCGCAGTCGCTGCGGGAGATTTTAGAGGATATTATCCTATAAGACATTCACAAGGCAACATAGATTCAAAAACTGTTTTTAGATGGTTTAAGAAACAAATGGATACTCCAAACATACCTAAAATTTTTCATAACTCTATGTATGATTTAGGTTGGTTACGAGCAGAGGGAATAGAAGTCAAAGGTCTTATACTTGATACAATGATCATGGCTCCTTTGATTGATGAGAACAGAAGGTACTATAATTTAAATAGTTTAGTAATTGACTATTTACAAGAATACAAGAGTGAAAAAACTTTGAGACATGCTGCAAGTGAGTTTGGAGTAGATCCAAAAGCAGAGATGTATAAACTACCTGCTAAATATGTAGGAGCATATGCAGAGCAAGACGCTGCAGTCACTTTAAGATTGTATGATCACTTACTACCAATATTACATAAAGAGGAATGCACAAGTATTTTTGAACTAGAATCCTCATTAATACCAGTGATGTTAGAAATGAAAACAAAAGGTGTTCGTGTTGATTTAGATCAAGCCGAAAAAGTAAAAAAACAAATGGCAGCGCAAGAGAAAAAATTACTTGATGAGATAGTCAAGACTACTGGTATTGCGATTGAACCTTGGGTCAGCACATCTATAGCAAAGGTCTTTGATTTTTTTGGACTTGAGTATTTTCGCACAGAAAAAAGCAGGTCGCCCTCTTTCACAAAACAGTTTCTCTCTCATCATCCTCATCCCGTTGCTAAAAAGATAGTAAAGATTAGAGAACTTAACAAAGCGAATACAACTTTTGTTGAAACTATTCTTAATCATGCTCATAATGGTCGTATACATTGTGATTTTCATCCCCTTCGCACCGATGATGGTGGCACAGTTACTGGACGCTTTAGTTCAAGCAATCCTAATTTACAACAAATACCATCTAGAGATTTAGAAATCAAGAAAGCGATTAGAGGATTGTTTATTCCAGAGGAAGGATGTAAGTGGGGATCTTTTGACTATGCATCACAAGAACCAAGATGGTTGGCTCATTATTGTGCC